TTTTCAAGAGGAAAAATTTTAAATGTTTATAGACTAGTAAATCCTCTGAGTGCATCTGAAGCAAATACATTATACACAAACAATGTAAATCCAATTCTATCTTTTGCTAACCAAGGAATTGTTTTGTTTGGTGACAAATCAACGAATGGTGACAAAATTGGACTCACCAATCTATTACTTTATCTACAGAACGAAATTGGTGCAATTACAAGAGAAGCATTATTTGAATTAAATAATGCCTCTACTAGAACTTCTGTTACAAATAGAGTAAATTCACTACTTCAGTCTGTAAAGAATCAATTCGGAATAGAACGATACACAGTAACATGTGATGAAACAAACAATCCACCAGAAATAGCAAATGCAGGTAACTTTGTTTTAAAGGTAGAATACAAACCCATAAATAGTGTAGATACAATTGTTCTAGAATTTGTACCAGAGTCAGCAGATACCACAGGAGCATAATAGATGTCAAATAACTCATCTCTAAATTTAAGATTACGAGATTTTAAAGATAGAGTAGGTCTAGGAACTAGATCTAATCGCTATGAAGTTATCATGAATGTTCCCGGAAGTATTAATGTAGGATCGGTTAATGGCTATATTCAAGCAGAAGTTTCTGCTGCATCTCTACCAGCATCAGTGATAAACCCAATCCCGGTTCCGTTTAGAGGTCGTACTCTGAAACTACCGGGAGATAGACTTTATGCACCTTGGCAATTCATGGTTTATGATTCACCAAAGGCTTTAGTTGGTGGTGACAGCGTATGGGGTGCTCTTCATAAATGGAGTGACAGAATAAACAACCATGAATCAAATATAACTAATTATGGTCCAGACGATAGCAGTTATGTCGCAGATTGGACTATTCGTCACTATGATTTAAATGGTAATACTTTGCTAAAAGAAATAACTTTACACAACTGTTGGCCAAGTATTGTTGGTGAAGTTGCTCTTGTTGCTGGTGCGATGGATCAACTAGTTCAATTTAATTGTGTGGTTGAGTATGAATACTTTACTGGCTATAGTGGTGTAAATTCAAACCCCGCATCTGGTAACAGTACAGCTTCTATAACGTGATAATTATTGGAGATAAAAATGGCAATAGATTTCTTTGGATTTTCGATAGGTAGAAAGACTAAACAAGAGGAACTAGAACAGAACCTCAAGCAAGAGTCTTTCGTTTCACCAGATGAGTATGATGGTGCTCAAACACTGAATACTGGTGGGTTTTTGGGTACTTATGTAGATTTCAGTGGTGGTATACAAAATGAAAATCAATTCATTGCGACATATAGAAACATAGCGTTATATCCAGAAGTAGATATGGCTATTGAGGATATTGTTAATGACTCCATCATTATGGGTACAGATAGAAAACCCATAAAACTAAATTTAGACCATACAGATTTATCTGAAAATATCAAGACAAAAATTTATAGAGAATATGATAATATTCTCAAGTTATTTGATTTTTCAAATAAAGCCTATGAAATTTTCAGAAGATGGTACATTGACGGTAGGGTATTCTTTCACATCATAATTGATACCGACAATCCAAGAGCGGGTATCAAAGAACTGCGTCCTATTGATCCAGTCAAGATCAAAAAAATTCGTAAAGTAAACAAGAAACCTTATGTCAAAGGTCCGACTGCAGTTCCAATTATTACTGACATAGAAGAGTTTTTTGTTTATACGGATAGCGACAAGCAAAGTAACACCTACACTGGTGGTACTGGATTACAAATTCTTCCTGATTCAATTGCATATTGTCACAGTGGTATTGTTGACTATACAACAAAGCAAGTAGTTGGTTATTTACAGAAAGCAATTCGTCCTGTGAACATGCTTAGACAAATAGAAGATGCGGTAGTTATTTACCGAATATCTCGCGCCCCTGAGCGACGTATTTTCTATATTGACGTTGGTAACTTACCAAAACAAAAAGCAGAACAATACCTGAAAGAATTAATGAATCGTTATCGAAACAAACTAGTTTATAACCAAGCAACTGGTGAAGTTAGAGACGATAGAAACCATCTTCACATGTTGGAAGATTTCTGGCTACCACGACGAGAAGGTGGTAGGGGAACAGAAATTAGCACTCTTTCTGGTGGACAAAACTTAGGACAGATGGAAGACGTAGACTACCTACAGAGAAAACTATACAGAGCATTAAATGTACCATTATCTCGTCTGGAAACTATGAATGGATTTAACATGGGTAGATCTGCTGAAATTACCCGAGATGAAGTTAAATTCTATAAGTTTATTCAAAGACTTAGAAATAGATTTGCTGGACTTTTATCTGATGTTTTGAAGAAGCAGTTACTACTAAAGGGTGTTATAGCAGAAACAGACTGGCAAGATATTAGTCAAACCATAACATTTGATTATAACCAAGATTCTTACTTTAACGAATTACAGGAAACTGAGATGTTAAAGGAAAGAATTGCAATGGTAGCACAACTAGAACCCCTTGTAGGTAAGTATATTTCATCGGAATACTTAAGAAAAGAAATACTTAAGCAAACTGATGAAGATATAGAAAAGATAGATTCACAGAACACAGCAGAGAAGCAAAAGATTGAGATGGAGCAAGCACAGATGCAAGCACAAATGGCTGCACTTGGTCTTCCACCTGCTCCACCACCAGGAGCCGGAGGTGGACAGCCTCCGGTACAAGCATAAAATATATACATACTTTATACTAACCCAGTAAATGAGGATAGACATGAGTACACAGAAAATCATCAAAGAACTACTTGACGAAAACTTAATCGGAGCAAAGAGAGAGATCGAAGATCTTCTCTACGAAAAGCTTGGAGAGCACCTCAACGAAATGTATGTTGAGATTGCACCAACTCTTCTAGGCGAGGCAAAAAAGAAGAAAAAGAAGAAGGGTGCTAAACCTGACTTCTTAGACTTAGACGGTGATGGTGACAAAGACGAACCAATGAAAAAAGCCGCTAAGGAAATGAAAGAAGATTACGACGAGGAAGAGGAAAACGAAGACGAAGAGATGGAAGAAGAAGAGGAAGACGAGAATGAATCTGAAAACACAGGTTCAAACCGTGTTCCAATGAATGCTTCTACTCCTAACGCTGCTACATTAAGACCAGGTGGTGCTCCTAGAGACGAACCCGGAGATCTTTCACAAAGAAAACAACAAATAATGTCAGCAATTAGTTCTAACGGATCATCTTCCAACACAGGAACCGGAGCATACTGATGAAATTAATCACAGAAATGAATGAGGACGTTCAGTTAATTGTCGAATCCAATGATGAAGGTAAAAAGAACTATTTCATTTCTGGTATCTTTATGCAAGCTGAACAAAAGAACAGAAACAATAGAATTTATCCAATGGAAGTTCTTGAACCAAAGGTAGATAAGTATATAACTGAATTTGTAGAAAAGAATCGTGCTTTTGGTGAACTAAACCATCCACAAGGTCCAACCGTAAATTTAGATCGTGTTTCTCACATTGTTAAAAACTTATCATGTGAGGGAAAAAACTTTATGGGTAAAGCCAAAATTATGGAAACCCCAATGGGCAAAATTGTTCAAAATTTAATGGACGAAGGTGCAAAACTTGGTGTTTCCACAAGAGGTATGGGTTCATTGAAATCTGCTAATGGTATAAACATGGTTCAACCAGACTTTATGCTTGCAGCAGTAGATATTGTTGCAGATCCATCCGCTCCAGATGCATTCGTAGATGGTATCATGGAAGGAAAAGAATGGATCTGGGATAATGGTGTACTTAAAGAACAAACAATATCTGAATACAAAAAAGCAATAAAAAGAACTTCATCTAAGCAGATGAAAGAAGAATTTTCTAAACTCTTCGAAGACTTTTTAAGAAAATTATAAGTATACGTTTCACTAGGTTTAAATTAAAGATTTTTATACATATACCAGAAAGGCATCAAGGAGCTTATTGATGAGTAACCGAAAAGTAAATCAAAAAGAAATAAACGAAGCAGTCCAACAAGGACTTCGTAATTTCAGAGAATCAACCGATTCCGCAAGAACAGTAGATCCTGCAGGTTATGAAGATCCAGCACTGTATCAAGACGCAACTGGCAAAGGTGCTATTCTTCAGACACTTCAAACCCCACACGATGCAGCACAAAATGCTGCTACAATCGCAGCAAAACCATCTGACGCACAAGGTGGTGGTGTTGTTGCTTCTTCAAACGAAGAGGAAGAGGGTGAGCAAGAGGAAGTCAAAGAATTCACATCAACCGCAGACTACTTAGCAAGTCTTCTTGATGAGGAATCACTTTCAGAAGACTTTACAGAAAAGCTCACAACAATCTTTGATGCTGCTCTAAATGAAAGAATTGAATTTATTCAATCAGAAATGCAAGAATCATTCAACTCAGCACTCAACGAGCAAGTTGAATCAATTACAGAAGATTTATCTGAGAAGTTAGATGACTTCCTTTCATATGTTGTTCAAGAGTGGACAACAGATAACTACCTAGCCATCGAAAGAGGCATTAAGGCTGATATCGCAGAGTCATTCCTTTCTGGACTCAAGGCACTCTTTGAATCACACTACATCGAAATGCCTGACGAAAAGGTAAACGTTGTTGATGAACTTCACAACGTAAACGAAGATCTCGAATATAAGCTCAATGAACAACTTCAAAGAAACATCGAACTTATGGGTATGCTTAACAAAACAGCAGCTCAGTCAGCATTTGCTTCACTTTGTGAAGATATGACTGATACCCAAGTCGAAAGATTTGCACAACTCGCAGAAACAGTTGAATATGAAGACTACGATCAATATGTTCGTAAGCTCAACATTCTCAAAGAGTCATTTATTGGTTCTAACCGACAGTCACATGCAGTCGAGTCAGCACCAACAAATATGTTAACAGAAGATATTGTCCATAACGGAGGAAATGATCCGCTTATGGAAGCATACAGTAAAGCTATAGGATTCCAAAACAGGAACAAGAAATAATTTCCAAGGAGAAAAAGGGATATGTTTACACATAAAGACGACAACACACCATACGATCAATTAGTCGAGAAGTGGACACCACTTCTAGATCACGATTCACTCGATTCAATCGGTGATTACCACAAGAAGAGAGTTACCGCTGTTCTTTTAGAGAACCAGCAGAATGCTCTTCGTGAACAGTACCTCACCGAACAACCAGCCAACAACATGGGTGGTAACTTTATTAACCCACAAGTTGGTGCAGCCGGAAACCTTGCTGGTTATGATCCAATTCTTATAAGCCTTGTTCGCCGTGCTATGCCAAACTTAATGGCATATGATCTCTGCGGTGTTCAACCAATGACCGCTCCAACCGGACTCATCTTCGCTCTTAGAAGCCGTTACGGTGGTGGTACAGCCGGTCCTGAAGCTCTATTCCAAGAAGCTAACCCATTCGCTGGTGCTACAGCAGCATCACAGTCCGCAGGACTCTCTGCTGACCCAATGGGTCCAACTGGCAATAGAGACGGCATTAATACCCTAGTCCCTGCACAAGGCGATTTCCGTGGTATGTCAACCGCTACCGCTGAAGGTCTTGGTGGTTCAGGAAACCAAGATTTCAATGACATGGGATTCTCAATCGAGAGAATCGCAGTCGAAGCAAAGACCAAAGCACTCAAGGCTGAGT